TGGTTCAGAAACACCAGGACAAAGAGCGGGTCATCATGCTGCGTAACAAGTGGGTGCCTGTGCGTCCCGACATGTGGCGCGATGAGATGGACTGTGTGGTAGCAGTCGGGTTGGGACACGGGTCGCGTGACCAGCAGCGGATGCACCTGGCGCAGCTCATCCAGTTCGCGGCCCAGGCGATGTCCGGTGGTCTGTCGATTGTCTCTGAACAGAACCTCTATAACCTGGGTGCTGAGATGGTCGAGTCGATGGGATTCAAGAACGTCTCCAGCTTCCTGACCAACCCAAGCGAAGCGCAATCCAAGGGACCGTCTCCTGAACAGCAGATGCAGCAGATGGAGATGCAGATGAAGCAGAAAGAGCTGGAGATCAAAGCAGCCGACGTGCAGATCAAGCAGATGAAGGTCCAGCAGGATGCGGCTGAAGCACAGGTGGACGCTCAGTTGAAGATGGCCGAATTGAAGCTCGAAGCAGAACAGCAAAGACCCGTGGCAATAGGGCCCACCTAATTGGACAACGAACAGCGCGAAAGAGCTGCCAAACGCATCCTGGAAGATCCTGTGTTCCAGGAAGCGTGGGATGCTCTTCGCCAGGAATTCCTGGACTCCTGGGAGAATTCCCAGACCCAGGATACGGAAGCCAGGGAGAATCTCTGGCTAGGGTTGAAAATTCTATCCCGTCTGAAAACTCACTTCGAGTCAATTCTGACCACCGGAGAATTCAAGCGAAAGAATAGAAACCCGTTTTAGAAACTCATTCGCGAATGAGCCAGCAAGGACGCTGGTAGGGCCGCCTTCGGGTGGCCTTTTTCATGGAGAAAATCACAATGGCCGACACTCAAGAAGTCGCGGAACCGGCAATCTCGCAACCAGGGTCTCTCGTAGAGGCCCAAAACGCACTACTCGGATTGATGGACTCGACTGCGGTCGAGGAACCGGAAACCGAGGAAGCATCCACCGCAGAAGAAGAAACGTCAACGGAAGCGAATCCAGACGAAGAGTCCGAAGCGGTTTCAGAGGAAGAATCAGAGGAAGAAGACGAATCTGAGGAATCCGAAAGCGAAGAACCTGAAGAAGAAGACGAGGAACCCGTCTATGCCGTCAAGGTTGACGGTGACGAGATCGAGGTCAGCCTCGACGAACTTCTAAATGGTTATTCGCGGCAATCTTCGTTTACGAAGAAAAGCCAACAGCTTGCTGATGACCGGCGAGAGATGGAGACCCTGCAACAGCAGTACAACTCCGAAGTCTCCCAGATCCAGCAGGAACGACAGCAGTACGCGAATTACCTTCAATCCGTAATCGAAAGCTCAAACCTCGACCAGTGGGCAAGCGTCGATTGGGAAACCCTCAAGCAAGAGGATCCAATCGAGTACGTCACGAAAAAGGAAGAGGCGCGAGAGGCGCAGGAAAGGGTAGCCGGAATACAGCAACGGCAGTACGAGGCAACCCAGAAAGCCCAGGCAGACGCAAAACACCAGTGGCAGCAAACGGTGCAGACCGAACACGCCCATCTCGTCGGCAAGTTGCCCGAGTGGGGTGAACCGGAAAAGCAGCGTGAGCTGGCAGGGAAATTGCGGAGCTATGCCCAGGGCATCGGATATGAAGATGCGGAGATCGATCAGCTGGTTGATCACCGTTCTTTTATCGTTTTGAACAAGGCCAGGCTGTACGACGAGCTTCAGACATCCAACGTGAAGTCCAAGAAGCTCAAGAACAAGCCCAAGGTTATTCGAGGCGGCAAGGGGGCATCCAAGAAACTGGATGTCAAGGAAAAGCGTACTCGTCAACGAAACCGTCTCCAGGAAACCGGCAAGGTAGAAGATGCCGCTGTTTTGCTGGAGGAACTTTTAGCCTAAACGTCAAGGAAGACAAACATGGCAATTGCAAGCAATACCTCACTGACGTATTCGTCAGTACAGATCCGCGAGCAGTTAGCCGATGTTATCTACAATATCGCTCCACTCGACACCCCATTTTTTTCTGGGTGCAGTAGAGACAAGGCTGCGAATACCCTCTATGAATGGCAAACGGATACGATTGCCTCCGGTGGTGCAAACCGCCAGATAGAAGGTGACGACAGCCCTGCAGCTACAGCGAGAGCGTTGCCGACGAAGTTAACGAACTACTGCCAGATTTCCAGGTATGTGGTTCAGACTTCAGGTACAGATGACTCGGTCAACTACGCAGGTCACGGCAAACACCAAGCCTATCAGATAGCGAAGCGTGGTAAGCAGATGAAGCGCGACTGGGAATCGATGTTGTCCCAGAACGTTGCGAAAGTTGCGGGTGACTCAACAACCGCCCGTGTATCTGCTGGCCTACCAACCTGGTTAGCGACCAACTATGTATCGATGAACCCGACGTCCGGTTCACCCGCTGCTGCTGCTGGTACTGGTGCTGACACGATGACAGAAGCTACTGCTACCGCTTCCATTACGGAAGCTGGTATCAAGAATGTCATTCTCGATGCCTTCAACGCTGGCGGCAATCCAGACATGGTTCTATGCCCCGCAACCATCAAGCAGGCGATATCAGGTTTATCGTCCAATGCTGGTCCAGGCTACGCGATCCGAAATGAAGTCAAAGGAAGTGGACAGGTCACCGCAGTAAATGCGGTCGATGTGTATGTGTCTGACTTTGGCACTTTCAAGATCGTTCCTGATCGGAACTTGAACTCCACTGAGCATGTCTTTTTCTTGGATATGGATTTCTGGGGACTGAGTGTCCTCCGTGATTTCCAGACGATTGAACTCGCCAAATCCGGCGACTCAACGAAACAGATGCTTCTTTTTGAAGCGGGTCTTGTTTCCAAGAACGAGAAGTCCAGCGGAATTCTCGCCGATTGCGCGGCGTAATCACTAACTGAAGGAAGGGGGTGGGGCAACCCACCCCCCTACTTTTCTATGAAAGATCGAGAACTGGAAAGAGTGGCGAAGAGGATCCTGAAAAAATCCAAACCCGCAGAGAAACCTAAAGCGGAAGAACCCAAAACAGCGGCTGGCTGGTTGCGTAAGGCATATGTTGACCACGATCCAAAAGATGGTGCGCCCAAAGTGGGAGGCGTGGGATATGTCTGACAAGTTCGTACTTGATAAGGCAATCGGTCGTCAGACCGACATGCACTTTGACCAGACAGACAACACGTTCCGGTTCAACACCCACCAGGACGTAACACCGATTCTTGAAGACAACAAACGTAAGTTCAACGAGTACGGTGACAAGCTGTCTATGGGCAAAAGGGGAGAGTGGCATCACGTCTCGTCTGTCCCTACCGCAACCTGGGAAAAATGGATGCGGGAATCCAATGGTGAGATTTCGCGGGATCCCAAGGTTCTGGCTGCGTATCTCAATGACCCCGACTATAAATATTTTAAAGTGGCTCCAACCAAAATTTAGGTACTGACATGAGAAATGTGAACAGCAATGTATTCCGTCCAGGTGTAACGCAGACTATTTCTGCTTCCGTCTCCAGCGCAGCGACAAGTAATGCGTTTGCGACCCAGGTGACAGATGTGATGGTGACTGCAACCGCAGCCTGTTTCATCACCTTTGGTACTGCACCCACCGCAACCACATCCCACGTTTATGTGGCGGCTGGTACACCGTACTTCTTTCGGGTGAGCGAAGCCAACAAATGCGCGGCTATCACCGCTTCCAGTACTTCAACTGTATATGTGACTGAACTGTCTCGTTGAGACAAATCGCTGTCGTTGGGTTAGCTCCATCAACCCACGACGATGCTCCATACGAGGATCCTGATTGGGAAACCTGGGGCTTGCCCTGGGATGAGGATCGATGGATGTATTTCGACAGGTTGTTCGAGATGCACCCGTTGGAGCTGTTACGAAAGCCTGAAGCAAAGCGACGGAAAGGGTACGAGGATCGACTGAGGGGTTTAGATCCTCTCTATATGCAACGGGAGTATCCCGACATCCCCAACGCTATTCGATACCCGATAGAACGGGTAAGCGAATACCTGGGTGATTATTTCAACTCCTCGCTTGCCTATCTTGTGGGATTGGCGATAGCGGAGAAGGTGGACAGGATCGGGATCTGGGGTGTGGACATGGCTGATCTTGAATCAGCCCCTGGCGACCCGTCTTACGTCTCGGAGTTTGCCTACCAGCGACCCAACATGGAGTACCTGATCGGGTTCGGCCGTGGGAAGGGGATCGACGTGTACATCCCTCCCGAATCCCCACTGGTGAGGTTTCACGGTGAGGGGATTCCGCTCGGGCTGATGTATCCATCGTACCCAGTGCGCTACGGGTATTTGAAGAAATAGCCAGCAAGGATGCTGGAGAGGTCACTGACCTCTTTTCATGGAGAGAGACTGAATGGCAATCGGTACTTATGCCGAGCTGCAGACCGCTGTAGCCAACTGGTTGGATCGGGACGATCTGACAAATCGAATCACAGAGTTCATCACTTTGTGTGAGACCAGATTCAATCGTGAGCTGCGGATCCGCGCTATGGAAACGACTGCTACGGACACCACCGTAGCCGGTACACGCAGCTACGCTCTGCCGACTGGTTACCTGCAGGGACGGGTCTTCTCACTCAACACGACCCCTATCACCATGCTGGAGTATCTCGCTCCTGAGATGATGGACCGGTTGTGGGCAGGCAGCAGGACCGGCAAGCCTCTGGCTTACACGATTGTTGGCAACAACTACAACCTGGGACCAGGTCCAGATGCTGCCTACACGGTCGAACTCGTGTACTACAAAAGTTTTGATGCGTTGTCGGATTCAGCGACAACCAGCACCATGCTGACCAATAACCCCGACGTGTACCTCTACGGCAGTCTACTTGAGGCTGAACCGTTCCTGCAGAACGATGCCAGGGTGGGGTTGTGGCTGCAAGCCTACAAGGAAGCAATCAAGAATATCAGCGATGCAGATGCCAGGGATCGACACTCTGGATCTGCACTCCGAATCATCACGACATCAGGTAATCCGTAATGGGTCTCGAAACTGGAAATTACATCACAGATTTTACGATCACCAACCCCACTGCGAGTGATAACGTCAGTCAAGGTGATGATCACCTTCGTCTCGTCAAAAAGCTCGTAAAACAATCATTCCCTTCGGTTGACCAGGCTGTCAACGCAATCCACACATCGACATCCGCACCATCTGCATCCATATCTGCTGGCTTGCTGTGGTTCGACACCACCAACAATGTTCTCAAGCTGCGGAACGAGGCTAACGATGCCTGGGTAACGTTGCCCATTTCGGCAGTCACCTCCAACACGGTGGATATCGATGGTGGAGCTATCGACGGAACGGCTATTGGTGCTGCATCAGCGTCTACCGCTGTTGTCAGCAGCCTGAATGTAAACGCAGATGGGGCGACAGTAACAGGTATTAAAGACGAAGATGATATGTCGTCTGACTCTGCTGTCAAACTCGCTACGCAACAGTCGATCAAGGCGTATGTCGATACGCAGCTTACAGCAGAAGATTTGGATTTCCAGGGAGATAGTGGAACTGGTGAGGTAGATTTAGATTCCCAGACTTTAGACATAGCTGGTGGATCAGGCA